GCCAAATACAAATAGTACATAACTCGACACTACACATATAAGCCACACTATAGCTGTAAATATAGCTAGAACCTTGCGTAATCTTCTACTGTCTTGTTCAAGCCATAGTATAAACTCTTTCATTCCATTATCTTCTTTAGAGAAAATTGAATGTTATCTAGCTTATTAATAATTACAGCAACATCTTTACGATTGTCTGATACTTTACTTTCTACTACTCTCTGTTCATTAACAACTTCTTTTACATCTATGTATAAGTATCCAAATGCTATACCTATCATAGTTGACGCAATACCTAATCCAAATATAAGTCTTGCTATACCATTCTTATCTACTTCTTTATGTTCATCAGTACATTTTCTAGTAGTATCCTCATGTAGTGTAGCTATCTTATCATTTACAGTAGCGTAGTTTGTAGATACTCTAGCTGATAAATTCCTTTGCTCAGTAGCTACTGCATGGATATCTTTATCTAATCTATCCACTTTAGCACTAACTGTAGCTAGTTGAGATACTGCATGACTCATAGTTTGCATAGATGACGCAACATCACTCATCTTATCAACTAACACTGTAGTAGTTGTTTCTAATCTAATAAATGCTTTCTCTAAATCTGTTACGCGCTCTTCAACTATTGCTACACTCATATTATTTCCTATATAAAGTTTCTCCACATAGCTACCATTACTGTTAGCCCACCTAATAATACTGCTATAGCATCCCAATTGTCAAAATGTCCACTATTAGTCCATCTCTGTCCATACTCTATTCCATAAGCCACTAAAACAAGTAGACCTAACATGATGTATAGTTTTACTGTAAAGATGGCTACAAAGGCTGTTAAGACAGTGCCTATCATAAAATGCAATCTAAGGTCGCACCTAATTTTCTCTGGGTATCTCATTATTTCAAATAGCTTCTTCATATTACTCCTTTTTGTGTACTCATATCATGCTCCTTAAATAAATGTTCCACCAGTTTTTCTAGCCTCTATTTTAAACTGAACATAATAACCAGAAGCGTATGCGGCATCTACTTTTGCTGCGTACTCTATGCCACCTGTATTTGATATTCTTGCAGCACACTTAGGGTTGTTTAGTAGTAAGTTATTACCAGTAGCACCAACAGCATATATATTAGGTATTACGATAGCATCATCTATGCTTGTTATTGTCCTAGGTAAAGATATAGAACCAGTCTGTGTTGTAGTATTCACTAGTATAGCCTGCTTTAATGTATACATTTCTAGCATTCCAGACTTATGTTCCCACCAAGTACCATTTGTATTTGACCCATAGCTTGTAAGTGTGCCACCGTCAATTACATAACTCCAAGCACCATTAGCTATGCTTCCATCACCAGAATGGTAACAATTCTCTAACGATACCCTAGCGTAAGCAGCATTATCAGTTGCTGACCATACCCCACTTGCAGTGCCCAATATTGAGTTATGATGTAACCACACAGATTCTATTACCCCATAGACTTGATTATTGTTATTAGCCCTAGCAAAGGCATTGGATGTCGTACTAGTAAAATCAGTATACGCTATATATGAATTTTTAAATACTACATCTGTACAGTCTTCGTAATACCCACCTCTTGCAGGCTCAAAATAACTATTATGTATCTCGACATTCTTCCCTGCTACAATATGAAAATCATACCTAACAACATCATCTGCATCGTAAAGATTACCCTCAAACACACAATCAAAAAAGTTTATAGCTATAGGTTGAATCATGTGTATCTTATGCGAGCTTCTTGTATTCCAAAATCTACACTGATGAAATGTATTTGAGTTAAAACTACTACCTACATATATATCATAGTAGTTATACCTAAACTCTATTCTACTAAAGTTACAGGAAAACAATTCACAAGGTTCTAAACTTTTAAGACTTCCCGCTTCTGTGTCATCCACTATAGTTCTTCCTGATAGACCAGCACCCCATCCTGATATCCACATATTCTCAAATGTTGAAAAAGCCCAACCATTATTATCTGTTGGAGATGAAGACATAAGTGCCACGGATTTCTCATTGGTAGACAGCGATGCACTACTGGCTGTTCCTAATAATTGAAGATTCTTTAAATGTACTGCTGTGTCAGAATAAAACCCTATACCATAGTCATCATAATCCCATATCAGCTTTGTTTTTTCTCTCGATTCTCCACAAATTGTTTTTCTAGCCCCAAGTTTAACACGATTCACCATCATGTATGTACCATTAGGTATAAAAATAACCCGCCCATTCCCTTCGTAGCCTCCAACAGCAGCTTGTATTGCAACAGAACTGTCAATAGCTCCTGTGGCATCAGCTCCAAACCACTTAACATTAACAGCACCATCATACTGCAACTCATACACTCCATTAACAGTTCTAATAATAGTCCCGCCATTATCGACTTGACCTGTATCGGTAGCTAGTCTGTAGAAGTGACTTCCGAATGCTCCATCGTTTGCTGTGTGGTAGCCTGTCGCATAAATAGTGTCTGGTGTTACGGTTAATGCCCTAAGCTCTAATATTGTATTGACTGTTAATGAATCTGAACTATTTGGAATTATTCCGCTCCCATCATTAATTAACTTTGTCCCTGTTGCATCCCATTTTAATATATTCCCTGCAATCGGGGCAGGTATTAAGTTGCTTGTGCCAGTAGTTTCGTTTCTATAACAAGTAGATACCTCGTCCTGCATATCTGCGGTTAAATATGTCTGATAGTTTTGATCAGAATTAATTGTAGTAGCAGTTAAGTCTCCTGATGTTTGGTACTCTACGGTCCTTGTAAGTTCTAAGTTTCTTAACAATACGATTGAGTCTGATAATGAAGTAGCAGTTACTAGTGTTATACTTCCGCCCAAGTCTCCATTAATAGTTACTGAATACTCAGAAGATAACAGTAATACATCATTCTTATATATTTCTATATCTGTTGTTGTGTATATTTTGAATAAGAAACTAAAAACTGTTTGACCTGCAGAAGCTGTATATTCTACTCTAGGTGCTGTTGAATTATATGCCATTGTTTTTCCTTTATTTTAAATCTAGTCTTTCAATAGATTCGTAAGTTTATCTTGTGTATTTTCCAGTGCATCTTGTCCTTGATACACACCTAAGTTTTCAGTTACCGATTCTCTACTGTCTTGCAACCATTGTTGAGTTTCTTGTCCATATTCTTTTTTACGCTTTCTTTCTTTTCTTCTTTCTGCTTTTTCATATTCAGGGTCTAATAATATCTTCATGTTTCTAGCTACATAATTATCAAACACAGCCTTAACATAAAATGCGTTCGTTGGATTCATGTGTCTATTTACAAAATCAACTGACTCAGAACTAAAATGAGTGGTATCTCCTTTTGCTGCTTCTTGAGCATTACCAACCGTTAGTTTTATTAAATCTTCAACTACGCTTGCAGTAGGACCTATTGCGGATGGAATAGGACTATTTCCATATCTAGTCTGGTCACTAAATAATAAATCTCCGAGAAAACCTGCCCCACCTCCTTGCATTGCTGCAGCAGTCCAAAATTTAGCATTATCTTCCACTGGGACATCTTCACTAAAAACATTCCCCCCCTCTCTAGGTGTTAGCCCTTTAGAAGAGTCTTTCGCCATCATTGCAATAGCACCTAACATTGTAGATAATACAAATATCGAAGCCCCATATGAGATTCTATTTCCTACTGTTCCTTGCATAAACATTCTAGCCCCGTGCTGTTGCATAAATACAGTAGTAAAACTATGAAATTGAGAAGCCTGCCTAAATACCTCGCCTGCTCCAGTTCCTTTAGCATACCCACCAGTAGTAATTGCTCTTGTTCTAGCTGTTGGCATTAGCACAGCGTAGTCCGCTTCAGTATTTACTTTCTCTAGCATTTTTATAAGTTCATCTGTGCTTAAATCAGTAGCTTTTCTTCCATTTAAAAGCTTATGCATATATTCAACTTGAAAAGACTTTCTAGCTGCTTCCGTCCAAATGTTCATAAATGTAGCTCTCATCAAAGCCTCTGATGCTTTGCTCCAAAAGTTCTTACCTGCTAACTCTGTGTATCTTGCAGTAATAGAAGAGTTGAAAACATCTGCTCCTAGCCCCATTCTTATAGCATCATCCATATTTTTAACATTAAAGTTTTTAACAAACTGCTTTGCTACTTTAAAAGGGTTTATCCCATGGTATGCAGTATTTACAAATAATGACGCTGTGTCAGTAATTGCAGAAAGTGTTGCACTGCCTAGCATAGTCGCCGTATTCATAGCTCTAAGATATTGAGCTGCTTCCCCAATTCTGCTAATCCCGTCTAAGTTTTGGTCCACTTTTCCGCTTACCACATTCCAAATTGCATCCGTATAGCTATCAAATTCAAGATGTTTTCCAGCACCTCTTAATTTATCTCTCTTTAGCTTTAATGTTTCGTACATATGAGTAGGATTTGGGCCCATTATTTCCACTAAGCTCATATCCATTGTCATTCCACGAATTGTATCATCTATTGCAGCCATAGGGTCTGGATTTCCAAACTTCTTCTGATATGCGAGCCAACTATCCGCATCTTTAAAGTGTAATATTCTTTCTTCTGCATTTTTATTAGCTACTGCTTTTCCTTTTCCGAGTGCAGCAGAACCCTCTTTCACTTTATTAAGTCCACCAGTTGCGATCGTATCATATACATATTTCAAATCAATATCTGCCATATCATCACGCAATAGTGGTTCTATGAAATTAACCCACTCTTCTTTACTTGTGGCTCTAATAGCATCAGCATTATGCGATTGCTTTATATAGCCATAGTCTAACTTCCCTATGTTTCCACCGTACTCATTAAATCTAGTTCGCATAAACTCAGAAGCATCTTCCCATTCTTTAGCCATTTTTTTAGCAAGTGGAGAGGCATCTTCATTTCCAAATACAGCCCTTACAAAATCATCTCCAAGTTCTACATTTCTAGAATATCCTAAGTTTGTAGTTGATAATTCTTTTTTTACATTTAAAAGCTTTGATTCTACTATTCCCTGTAGTGCTTTTTGTCGATACTCTACATTCGAGTTGTTAGCCTTTGCATATAAATCGTTAGCCAAAATAGAGCGTAGTCCAACTGTAGCACCATTGGGATGCTGTTCTAATAATGTAAATAACTTTATCTGTGCATTTTTAGACTTTAAAACTAAATTTTTCTTTCTTGCTAAATCATCTTTAAGTTGAGAAAGTTTTGATTTTGGGTCTTCTGCTTCTTGCATCTGCTTAATTATATATTCAGGTACATCTTTTAATAAGTCTGCACAATCTCTATCTACTTGATTAGACATTTTTCGATACTCCTTAGATATGTTTCTTCTTGCACAAGTTCGTCTTCCACTTGCTTGTATGTTTTCATCTCAGGATTACCATCAATGTCTTTACCTGATACGAATTCCATTGTGTCACCAAAAGCATCATTTGCTTCTATCCAATCCTGCTCGCTCATATCTTTAGGCTTATCTTGCATAAATTGTTCTTTTGCAAGTCTGTCAAGCTCTATTATATCTTTTTTAGAAAGGCTTTTCAAGTAAGCATCTCCACTTATATTCTTTTTAAATAGATTAGATACTGCATTTTTTGATGCATCTTCACTACCCCCAATCGGAACAACTGCTGCATCTTTTATTTGTTGAACTCTATCACTAACTATTTTTTTCTTAGTAACTTCTATAGATGGTTTTGCTTGCATAGGTTTAAACAACATATCTTCAGTAGCCTCAGGAATAGGAGAGGATTCATTTAGTTGTGTCCCTATTTCATTGGGGTTTTTTATGGTTGTGATTTCTTCTCCAAACTCCGCTTTTTGCAAGTTTATTGCGTGCTCTTCTAGGTTATCAGTAGTCTGTGATTTTGACATTGACTCATAATCATCTGCTAATTGAGGGTCTTTAACTTTTAACGCTTTAAGCCCTTTTTCTGTCAAGTCAAATGCAGCTGATCCACTACCTCGTATAAGTCCTGCTCCCACTATTGACGTAATAGCGTTAGTAGCTTCTTTCATAATAGAAGTTTTTATGCCAAGTTCTTTTTTGAAACTATATACCTCAGGAGCTATACCTACTTGAGCAAGAGACTCTATCCCCATCTCTTCTAGCATTGCTCTACCTGCATTGGCTGCTATCGTTCCGCCTGCTTTCCATGTTCCTAATGGTAGTGTTTGGATTGTCTTAATATCAGTTAATGCCGCACCCATCGTTCCAATCATTTCTGCTGTCCAATGGTCTGAATTCTTAAGGTTTTTTTCTGATTCATAGTAATCTTTTGTAGCTTTATCAACTACTTCTTGATTAATATCTTTATACCCATTCAATGAAAGTGATTTAAACTTCAGGAAATCATCAACTAGAAAGATGTCTGCACTCTGAATGTTTGACTGAATATACCCACTATTCTTATTTAGCATTCCCTCGTCATATAAAGCTTCCATCCTGTCCATATCTTTAACATCATAAGTAGATATTCTCTTGTATAGTTCTTCATTTAACGGGTCTAATTTAGACAGTTCGTTTGCTCTATTAGACATAACTTCTTTATAGTGCATGTCTTTAGAGTCTGAAAGGCTTACTGATTGAAAGTTTTTAAAACTCTCTTTTATAGTATCCACATATCCAAGTTCAAGTGGAGGGGCTTCCATTGCTGGAGCATCATTTAACTCAGTATCATTAAATATCATTTACTTCTCCAGCTTAAAAGGTGTGCCGTCTATGTTTTTAATTTGATTACCCATTGAATCATAAAACGCATATTTTCCAGTGCCTACTGATACAATTCTTACTTTGTCACCTTGAATATAGTTTAATGCTTGTTCTGGGGTGAACCCTTTTACATTACTAAAATCAGCAGTAGTCAATGTGTCATCTATCCATTCATCAAAATCATCTTGATCAACATTTTGCGGGAGAAAAAAGTCTTGTCCGTTTCTTTTATGCATACCATTAGTTAAGTCATTAATTCCTTGCCTCTCACTAAGCCCTCTTAAGTCCGTAATATCCCCTTTCTTTTCTGCTAAAAATAAAGAGTATGCTAATGAAGAGTCTACTAATGCCCCAAAATCTTCAGGAGCAGCGAAAACCATAGCATTACCAACCTTTGAAGCAACAGTTGTCTTATACTCTTTTACATAGTCCTGAGTACCTACTTCTTTAAGTAGCTCTTGGCCTCTTAATATTCCTCTTGCAACTTCTGGTTTGTTTTCTGCCATCATTGAAGCAGCATAAGAAAATGTTGATGCACCTTTTTTTCTAAGTTGATTAAATACTGCATTGACTTTATTTGGAGCAGACTTTATAACTGCATCCATAAATTCTAACTTCTTACTAATTGGAGTATTTGCATCTTCAAGAAAACCACCCCATTCTGTAGCCTCCGCATCTGTGAACAGCTGAGTAGCGTTAGGACCATACTCTAACATATTAGCGGTCTGATTCTTTGCTCTTTGTGGCAGAGTATCGAATACTGCTTTTATGCCATTAGAAATATTCATTGCAGGCGTTGGTTGGTTTAGTCCTTCTATTACGCTTAATGATTGTGGGTCTTTTTTAGCTTCTGCCTTTCTTGTGCTTAAGTTCTTCTCTATTGCTCCCATTACTTTTACATCTACATTTGACATTCCAGGACTTGATTTAAACGAAGATAGGGCTGACTCTTGTTCAGGTAGTGTTAAATGGTCGAACTTCTTTACGATATTATACGCGTCATATTGAGTTTTAAAAGCATCTTGTTTTGATAAAGAGGCATATTGTGAGTATTCTTGCGCTTGTGATAATAAATCTGGTGGTGGTGTTTTACCAACTGCCATAATATCATTAACTTTTGTCAAAATTAGATTTGCTTCCTCTTTAAAGCCTGAGGCTATTGCTTTTCTGCTTTTAACTGCCGAGTTGTACATTTTAGTTAAATCGTCTACATACTTTTCATTCTGAGGAACGTCCATATCTGTTCTGTTTACTGAAGTTTCTTTATCAAGAAATACTTTTGCCTCTTCTAATGATGGTTTATTTACTAGATTTTCCATTGTATTTACTGCCACACCATAAGTAATTTTATAGTTTCCATCTCTAGTTAATACTTGCGCATCTTTTTGTGTGATATACCCATCTTTCACCATTGAATTAATGTATGTAATATTTTTAGTTATCTCGTCATTAGCTCTATTCGTATCACCTTGAGATTTAAGCTGTATAATTTGATTTACATTTAGGTCAATAGAACGCTTGAAAGTGTCTACAGTTGCAGTTTTAATTCTGTTATGCTCTGCTACTTTAAGATTCCCATAAACTGATGTTCTTCTTTTATCGCCAGTAATCGCAATTACGTCTTGAAGTTCTCTTGTTGGTGCCGAAGTGCTTAGCCCTTTTGAAAACTCTTGAAATGAATTATTATACCCCTCTGGGTCATTTTCATATTGTGTTGCTAATTCATCTGACTTTGATGCAAGTTGCAACTCTGCTTCCGCTGAGTAAGATGCAGTACGAACATTATTATAAACACTTCCGTAAGTATTATTTACAAGCTTATTAAATGGCTTACCCTCTTGTGAGTCTTTTCTTGCTTGTTCCTCTGCATTAGTTTTTGCTTGTCTATCTAGTTGTGCATCTTTGAAGCTTTTAAACTGCTCTAGCTTTGAACCTAGTGCCTGACTTGCATATTCATTTGCTTTTACTGATGCCGTGCTTAGTGGTGCAGCTTGTATTGATGGAGTGCCTTTACTTTCAAACCCTTGTAGCATTAAGATTCCTTTTTAGCAAGAAGAGATTTTCTCTCATTACTTTTCTGATAATCAGTATATGCTCCAACTGCTGCACTTGTATACCCTGCTGTCATTACTGTGTTTGATGCTGTTTTTAAAGCGTTCATGTCTGCGTCATATCCTTTCATCTTAATATCAGTAGCAACTTTTGCAAAGTCCATGTCCCAATTAAATTGTTTTTCCGCTGCACTTGCTACTGCTGCAACAGATCCACCTCTTCTCATTTGTGAAGCCCCTATAACTGCATCTGAAGCCATTGCCTTGTTAAAGCTTGTTTGTAGGTTTAGCCCGTATTGTTTACCCTCTAGCTCTGCAATTTTAGACTGCACGCCTAATTGAGCTTGTTGTATCTTTAATGATGATGCTTGTTGATTTGCTGAACCTACAGCTTGTGCTAGTGCTAACCATATCATTGTGGACTCCTAGTACGCAATTTCAAAACCTATTGCTCTTATTAGTAAAGGCAATGGCTCTTCTTGTGTTATTTCTATCTGTGTAATTCTATCATATCCTAACAAATAAATCTCTTTGAATCCAGTATAAAATGCAGGATAAGTATCTAGCAAGGCCGTGAACTTTCTATCTGCTGAATAAATATTACGAACGTATACTCCTAAACTATCAACTACTGAAATATCAGCTTTTACAACCCTTTTTCTTTTATATAGTCCATTCCCGCTTTTTAAATCTGTGTTAATAGGCAATGATAGTATTCTTGTGGAGAAGTCTAGCCCTATTTCCAGTCTATAAGCATCTCTAGTTATGTCAAAATGGTTTAAATCGATCCCATCACTAATAGGAATTGCATCTAGTTGTATAGAGTAATCAGCTATTACTTTGAAATATGTGTTATAAAATAAGCTTTTAAAATTTGTAGTTAATGTGTTTACCCCATTTGTCCCAGTAGTATCTACAATGTTGCTTGTTGCATCAACTATATTCATTCCGCTATCAACTATATTAAATGTCTCTATCACACCAGTGTTATATACTACGTTATGGTCTGTATAAGTTCCCTCTGTGAGCTTTTCAATAAAGTATCCACCATTTCTTTTAACTAGAAAGTACGCGTCCTTAGATAGCACACAAGCATCCATAAACTCACCTTGTGTTTCCCAATGAGTCCATCCTAGTAATCCCTCACTTCTAAGTGTATTCATTACTGCAATTGTTCCATCTTCATTTACTGCATATACATAATCACTTACATCTAGGCTTGTGCCTTTAATAGCTTTCATAGACTTAATATTTGTAAGCAAGTGAGATGCTAGAAGAGTTATATTTTTAGATACAAAGCTATCTTCATTAAAATCAAAGATGAACTGTCTTATTGTTCTTGAAGAACTATCAACATATAGTGTTGCACCATCTATTATTATAGGTCTGATTCTTACTGAGCCATATCCTGTTTGTTGTTGCCAACTAGAATTTGCAGGAGTAGGGAATTGAACTGTATTAACAAATTCTGATGCCGTTGTGAATACTTGTAGATTTCTTCCACTAAAAAGATTAACTATTTTATTGTACTCATTAGTATCTATCGTGTCAAATATTGCATGGTCGTCTGGGATAATTCCTAATGTCTCTGTCCAAGTAAAGTCATAATATGAATTAACTCTTGACCCCCATACTGTTGTTGGCTTTTCTGTTGAACCTGCAAACCATAATCTTCCGTAGTAGAAAGTGCAAGCTGATGGGTATCCTCTAGCCACACTCCATACTGGCTCATCACCGTTTCCAAAATCATTATCAGGTATTAATAAAGATATAGGATTAAAAGTCCATATAGTCTCGTCTGTTGTTCTGACTAGAGCAGAGGGAGGGTATAATTCGTGAGTAATAATACAAGTATCTGCGCTTTGAATAATATCAAGTTCGCTTATGTGTGACAAGTCGGTGTATGCTGTAGTTATGTTACTTGCTATCAATACACCATCTTTTAAAATATCAATAGCCCCTATTCTGAACACAACTATATATTTCTGAGTTTGATTAAATACAAATGGCTCTATTCTTACTTCTTCAGCATAATAACCATCTTCAATTTTAGATAGTCCTGGTCTTCTTCTAAGTCCACCTTGAGGCACAATAACCATATTCTTCGCATCTGCTACTGATGAAGAGTATTTATCTATATCAACTCTTGCATGGAGCTGAGGGGATAGCTCTCCACCTGAAAGGTTAGACTGTAAGTATTCTGTTCCCATTTTAGTATCTCACATCTACATATGGTTGACTTTGTACCGATACTTCAGGGTATTGTGTAGAGTCTGAGAACTTTGCTTTTCTTATATAATTATTAAACTGTGACTCATAATATTGTCCTTTTGCTATATCGCCAGTTAAAGGAACTGCAAATTGGTACGCAAGATTAACTTCTAACGCTTTAGCAAAATATGCAGGTAGTTTATCTTCATCTACTCTCTTTATATAATCAATAGTAAATGTTTCACTATTTGCGTGTATTCCATCTTCATATACTGCATAGTTGCTATCACTTCCTTTAATTATGTATAGAAAATCACTTGGTAGTGCAAAAGCATAAGCATATCCACTCATTGGTGTTGATGAATATCTTGACAGTAATGCAGTAGTCTTAGCAAAACCCCATCTATGATTTTGAAGTAAAGATAAGTATGTATTCTCAAATAGGTTGCTTCCTAGCGTTGCCCCTGTTGTTTCTTCTGTTAAAGACGATATAGGTCTATCTCCTAATAGAAGTAGAGCATTTGAAACTATTTGAACCTTTGATGTTAATCCTGCCATTTTTGCTCCTTAATTTATAATAATCTCTCTCGAAAGAGAGACTGTATAGATTACGCTACTGCAACAAACCCAGTTGTCACAACTCCGCCACTATTGGTAGCAATAAATAAAGCATAAGATGCCGCTGTTGTTCCAGTATCTGTAGTTGCAATAACTACATCACCAACCTCAACAATGTCTGCAATCGTATCAAAATAACCTGATGCAACTGTAGCTGCTTTTGTATCTGCTGTCTTATAAACATATAATTTACAAGCACCTGAACCTGCCCCCAAATTTCCTGAGAAAGTCTTTTTAGTAAATGCCATAATGATTCCTTTTTATTTACCTAAACTCTAAGAGTTTAAGTATTTTACTTCTACGATACCAGTTACATCGATAGCAACTGAACCAGCTTTCCACATACCCATAGATAACCATGAAGCTTTATGTGGAACCCAATCAACACGAGTTTTCATGTCAATACCTACCGCGTGACCGATTGAAGATTTATGGTAAGCAAAACCTGAACGAACAGTTGTAGTAAGTGGAAGTCCACCCTCTGCACGCCCAGAACCGATTACTTTCCACTTAAAGCCCATAAACGAATCAATCTCTCCACTCATTAGCATACGAACTGAATTGTAATCTGCTGATGTAATTGTTGTATCATTTAGAATGTCATTAAGACCACCCTCATGAACAATAAAAAATCTGTCTTCCATTGGTGCTTCAACTGAATTAAGCTTTGCTGATGCTGCTGTAATAGTTGCTAAGTCTAGTGCTTGAGTTCCTGCTCCTACTGTTGTAGTAGTTGTTGCAAGTGCATCAATAATTGCTTGGTCGTCACGTCTACCCATTGCTCCAGCAATAGTTTGTGCAAGTTCCATAACTTCATCAAAGTTCACTGTTTGAGCATCATAAATATCTGTGTATTCTGGTGCTTCATAGTCTACAAGCGTAGCCGTCTTTAAAGCGTGCGCGATACCCATTGGTACAACATCAGCAGAAGAACCAGTACGAGTTGTTGCTGTACCTTTTCCCATTGTTCTAAAGTCGTACTTATCTCCAACTACTCCAAGACGAGTTTTAGTTGTTTCTCTTAAAGTACGCATACCTTGGTAAGCGTGCTTAACCTCTGTGTCAAACTGTGTCATTGCTACTGCACTTAAATTCTGTGACATTTTATCTCCTTTAAAGATAATTAAATAGTTTTTGAAATATTGCTTTAAGTGATTTGGGTAGCTCCTGACAATTCAGGAGGTCATAGCACTTCGCTATAAACTTCTAAACTATCAAGGCTCAAATTGAGAGGTGTCTTGCGTTTATCTGTTGTTCGATATTTCGTAATTAAAAGTATACCATAAAATGTTACTAAAAGTTACACTTATATAATTCTACACTTTCTTTCAGTTCTATTTCTAGTTAATGTTTGATTTATTTTGTATAATTTGTTACATACAAAGGAGTTAGAAGATGAAGATAGTTATGTCATTGGTATTTATATCAAGTGTGATATGTGCAGGAACAAATTGGAATTATGATGTAATCGCACAAAAAGGTTGGAAAGTAGAAATTATTTGTAAGAATGGGTATTTAGTAGAAGTTATAACTCTGCCAAATGGTGGAAAGATTGAAGAAAGCCATTGTTATAATAAAAGTTCATGGAATGGAGAATGCAATCATCCTCCAGTTTCATGTAAACAAAAAGAGATTAAATAATGTCTAAAACACTAACTTTACTAAAAGAAATGATTAACGAAGATAAAATAACCATTCAAGAAGTCTTAGAGGCTTGTGGGTATAAAGTTGATATTGTTTGTACTGATGTGTGGTCTCCGAAAAAAGAAGACTTACATCCTGATAGATACTCTGTACTTATCGGCTATAATGAAAAGATTGTGGCTACCAAGGAGTTTAGATGAATAAAGACAGTATGGACTTTGTGCATAAATGCTGCTTTAAGCCAAGCGAATATAAATATATTCAAGATGACTTATATGTTGTGGATATGGAAAGCGGTAAACAAGCTTTATACAAAATGAGTATATGTGACATGTCATTTTATAACGGAACTGGACAGCATGATTGGAAATTTACTTTTATAAGATACTTAGAAGATGGGGAACTTGTTGAAACTGTATCTCCTGTTCAATTAAATAAAGATATTACTAAATATGACTATAAATTAAAGGAGCTTAGATAGTATTTATAATTGAATCTGGGGCTATCCCAAATTCAGTAATTACCTACCATACAGTTCTGCTTCCATTGCTTCAACCTTTGCTCTATATTCAGGGTCTGAACTCATTTTTCTATTTCCAAATTCATCTTTTGCAAACCTCATTTGATTAATTGTATCTTTGTCTAATGACTGCTTAGCTGCTATTGGTGCAGGTGATGTGCCTAATGATAGCCTAGATAACTTCTCAAATATCTCTACACTTTTAGCTGAAGTAATAAGCCCTGAAAATTCGTCCATTGCATCTTCACCAAGGTTTGCTCTAGCCCAGTCTTGTATATTGTTTAGCCTGCTGTCTGCATCTTTTCCAAGCAGTTCTCTTTGTTCTTGTGCATAAGCATCTCTTTGAGCATTTCTGTATTCTGAATCTATAGAGATAACAGAGTTGAGGGCATCATTGTTTAACTGATTTTCTTTACCCCATTTTGTTAATGCTTCAATTCTTCCATCCGCTTCAATACCATCCGGCAACACATACTCTTCAGGTGCTCCCGTGAATGCTCCAAGCTTCTTACTATAAGATGATTGAAGTTCTTTATATCCTTTCTCTAGGTCGCTTACTGATTTATATTTTCCGTCTAAATATGATGTCTCAGATTGTGGGTTACCATTTGCATCTTCTGTTGTTGCCTCTGTGGCTGCTACTGTCTCTGTTGTTTGGGTTGCTTCTGTTTCCATTTTGCAAGTGTCCTTTAATTTAATTGAGCATAGGCTCTATACTGCCCACCTAAATGAGCAGTTAAAGCTTATACCGCGTTATATATATCTATTGATGCACAATATGCTGGATTCCAACCAATGGCAGGAGTGTTAGTGAATACTCCGCCGAAGTTTGCACCCGCGCTATCTCTTACTATTTCAAACGTAAGTACATCATTAGCTAGAACATTTATGATCATAGTATTTGAAAATGGAACAAGTACCTCCGCGTTATCTAATTTAGCAGCAAGACTTTCTCCCAATTGGGAACCATTTATTAAAAGTCTATTGTATAATATTGATACTCCAGTAGCCCCAGTTCTTCCATAATGAAAAGATGAGTGGATTATATACTTCCCTGATGTTTTAAAAGTAATATCACCTGCTGCACTTAAATCTATGTTTGCAGTTACCTGTGCTGCCCCAAATTCTATTTTTAATGGTGTATCTGTTAGAGTTGGTTGCTGATTTGCCGCCAATGAATATGCATCAAGCTGTAATGTATGGCCTGCATTGATTAATGCCAATGAAGCATATTTAGCATCATTAAAGTCTATAGTAGTAACGCTTTTTCCAGATGTCGTACCGCCTAGCTTTATCTCTGATAATTCTCCACTCGATAATTTGTTTGTAAGCTCTCTATCGGACATTGCTTAGCTCCTTGATTATTTTCTTTATAATAGATGCTTCCCCTTGTCTGAAAGCAACTGTGTCTAGTGACATTCCTGGTTCGTAAATATTTCTATCTACAAACACCTCTTCTAAATGTTCAAGGCATCTTTTGCCAAGGACTGTGTTGAAAGTACCTTGAATAAGTTTTGATATCTCTTCTTGTGTTTTTTTAGACATTTTGTTGTCCTTGTTGTGCAACTGCAGCTTGTGCTTGTGCCTGCTGTTGTTGTTGTGCTTGTGCCTGCTGTTGTTGTCTCATTGCTTTCTCTTCAGTAGTTCTTTTAAATCTATTTGGCAAACCTAATACATCAATTATCTCTCCAGGTATATCTTCCATTCTTACTTGCTCATTTACTAGCTCAGGAGGTAATGCCATCATCATCTCCATAGCTCTACCAAGTGCGGCAAGTGTTTGTTCATCTTGCATACGAGCAGACGGAGATGTATATTTAATCTTTACTTCTTTCCCATCTACTTTAAAGTCTGCAATCTTACCTGCTTTCTTTAGTATATAAACACATCTAGCTACTAAAGTCTCCATTAATTCATTTTGAATCCTTGCAGAAGCGCCAAGAGATACTTTTGCCATGTCTGCATTTCTTATGCTCATCTCTGTTGCAGTTCTAACTGGAGTCCTCTCTATGTTCCCAAATGGCTTACTAATCATTATACGTCTAATATTGTCTTGTAATCTTCCTATCGCGTCCATAGCAATAGTAGGGTTTCCACCAACTTGGAGAGGCACTAAAGTAGGGTTCTCCTTACTATTTGAACCTACTGGGTGAACAGTTCCTGGTGATACATTGTAATTGTAAGGGTTAATTACACCATCATCTGTAGCTGTGAAAGACGGGTTGCTCCACCAAGCCAATGACTTCAAATAGTCTCTTACTATTACATTTAAAGATTTAACATCTGGCAATGCTGTCATAGCTCTTCCACGTCCATAAGTCTCGCCTGGTATAGTAGACTCTCTAAAGACAATCCATGGGCTTGACTCTAATGTTTCATTAATTAAGAAGTGTTTATCATCTTTGCTTATAACGACATTTTCATACATTCCATTATTAAAGATAGTTCCCTCTATTAAATATACTTCAGTTGTTGGCTTATTAGCTATTAGCTCTTCAAGTTTTTTTGATAGTTTTGCATTTGGATATATCTGCATAATATCATTTACTGGAAGTTTAAAATCTCTAAATACAGTTCGA